TTAGTTGGATCTTGATTATCTAATGAAATATTATTAGATATAAATAAATTATTATCTCCAAAATTTAAATAAAAATCTAAAAAATAGGCACTATTTTCTCGTTCTTGTATAAAAATATTAGTTTGTTCAACTATATCGAATTCAGTTAAAGAAGTACTGTCTAATCTAATTTCAGTTCTATCAGATGAAATTTCAGTAATATAGAGCTGTTGTAATTCAGAACCAATTTGTTTATTTAAAATATTAAAATATGTAATATATTCACCTTGATCATATCCTGAGTTGATAAGAGATTTTTCAGGGTCTATTTCTATTTGAGATAAAGAATTGTCAGTTCCCGCAGATTGACCATCATTTAATACTGTGTATTCTGAGAATGAATAATCTGTTGAAAGTAAATTTTTATTATTATCGTATATAAAATATTCAATATAACTATTTGATGTTAAAGATGTATCAATATCAAATTGAGAAAGTAAAGATGTATCACTCCCCCCATATGTTTGAGAAGTAAAATCTTGAGTATCTATTTGAGTAATTTCTGCAGCCATTATTGTGGGGTGGATATGGTTGTTCCTGTTTGTAATTCTATATTTTGTTTTTGAGCATCAAGTAATTCTTCTCTTAATTGAGCAATTTCTTCTTGTAAAGCTTCTATTTCTTCTTGATTAGCATCAAAATTAATGTATTCACTACTCTTTTTAATTAAATATTCATGTGAATTAATTTCACCTAATTCAGGAATATCATAAAATAAATCATTATACATACTAAAAAATTGATCTGTAGTAGGTTGGTTGTTAATTGTTTCTTGAATTGATTGAACTCCTAATTGAGTAAAGGATGTATTTATTACTTTAGTATACTGTCCTTTATCATATACTTGTTTATTAAACTTTATATTTTCACTCATCCGTTTATAACTTTAAAATAATAATTATCATCAAATATTAATGTTGAACCATTAATTATAGTTTTAATTAAAATTTTATAATATCTTTCTGGTTCAAGACCACTCATATAAACACTAAAATTATTTCCAGTTGAATCAGAACTAATTTGGGTGTATTGATTATCGAAGTTAACAATAAATTCATTAGTAGCCAAGTCTTTTATTGCATAATATGAAGCAGTTGGAAGATAATTTAAATTTGTAAATAATGATGATGTTTGATATACACGAGGAGGATATAAAGGACTTACATTTACTTTAAATTTATTTACACTAGTTGGATAAAATGTACCTGGATTTTCATCTAAAGATAATTTTAAATTAGAAGTATTTACTATACTACCCGTAGCTGATCCTGTTAATACAGATTGATAATCTCTCCATCTAAATTCTAGACATGGAGGATAAATTGTATTTGTATCAACACTATAGTATTTAAATTGAGGTTGAATATATTGGCTTGGGTTAAATTCTTGTGATCCTGTTAATTTTACTATAAATCCATAGTTTGGAAGTATTGAACTAGACCAAGCATTTACTGTAGTTTTAACATTTACTTCAATATCTTTTTCACTACGTAATTCAAAGGATTGAGTTACTCTATAAATAGATCCTGTAAAAAAGTTACCTCCTCCTTGAGATGAATAAGTTCCATTGTATGACCCAGTAAATCCAGTGCCTGACATACTCCAAGGATTAGATCCACTGTAACTTGAATATGTCCAAGATGAACCATCTTCAACGATTGGAGAATCTAAAGTATATCCTGTTCCGTTATTCCAATTTTGAGCAACAGGTAATATTTCTAAAGAAGTATCTAAATTAATTCCTTGAGCTTCTGCTATAAAATTTTTAAAATATACATCATATGTACTTCCAGATATTTTATTACTAATAATATCTATGATTTCAGCTGTATCAAATTTTATTAAATATCTAGCTACATCTGGGTTTCCACTGATGTCTAATCTATTAGAGATTTCTAAGATAGCATCTAACCCTGTATTCATAGTAGGATATAAGGAATATAATGTAGCGTCTTGAGTAGGAAATATTTTATATACAGCCATTAATATATTTTATTATAAATATAGCGTTATAAAGGAACTACTTTACCTTTTATGTCTTGATTAGGGTATTTTAATTCAAATATACTAGGATCTAATGAAGGATAAATTACTTGGTTTTGAGTAGCTCCCTCTATATCATAAGCATATTGTGAATATCCTGTTGAAGTTCCTGCTTTATTTACAATAGATATATTTTTTATTGTTTGAACACCTTTAATTTTATCTAAAAGAATATATAAATCTCGCATCATAATTGGTTGATTTAATTGCCATTTATCAAGTAAAAAATATGACTGTATTGATGATATGCAAGATAATAAAACTTCATTATTATTATATTCAGGTAATACCATAATTTCAAAATTTACTTCAATATTAATAATATATGCATCTCTAATTTCTATATTATCCCCAATCATTCTATATTGAGATAAATAAGTTCTTAAATTATTTTTTAAAGTTGTATTAGCATAATCTAATTGTCCAGAAGAATTTAAAGATAAAACATATAAACTTAAAGTTTCAATTGTTGATACTTGATTATCAGTTAATTTAGGTTGTTCAATGTATGCTTTTGAAACTGCACCATATTCAGAGGGCATGCTTAAAGCTCTAACTAAATAATCATCTGCGGTAACTGAACGTTTTTGAGAAGCAACTAGTGCTAGTGTATTTTGACGTATTTCCTCTAATGTATCTCCTCCTCTTCCACCAGTTGCAGCTATTGGATTAGTTGTAGAAAGAGATGCAAATATATAATTTGAGGTTGTTGAATTTAGATTAAAGTTGTTAAATTTAGTATTACTTGTATTTAAATTAGTTAAAGAATTTGCTGTAATGTTTGAATTTACTCCACCACCCGTTAGATATCTAACTGTTAATGTTGTGTTAGCCGGTGAAATCCCATATGTTCCGGTATATAAAAAGTTAAGGGGAGAAAATGCTGTAGTTAATTTATCTTTTTTAAATGGTAATCCAATACCTACATTATTAGGATTTGGAGTAATTTCTTCAGTTGTATCACTTGGTGAACCCGCTCCAAATTGGATTTGTAAATTTGATAAAGATGTAAATCGAGTAGCAAATCTTCTTGCAACTTTTTTTAATTTTAATAAAAATGGAGTATTATCTATTTTATTTGGATCATTAATATTAGTATTTTTTATTGAATCAAATACCATTTCTTGACCTAAATGATCTACTTCATACCATATATTACCATCAGAATCAGTAATGTCTAATATTTTTACAATATTGTTAGCTTGTATGTTTATAGTTGCAAATTGTTGAGGTGCTCCAAAACTAAAACTTGTTGTATTAATAGTAGATGAAATAGCATTTCTACTCTTTTTTAAAAGAAAGTATTGTGGAGTATTTCCTGATATTTGATATACTGAAACTTCTGTTGGGTCTAATGAACTTGAGACAGAAAAATCAATTTTATCTTGGATTATAAAAGATGATCCATTTTGAGAGGTAATAGTAGTATTTTCATTGATTGTAATAGCATAGCTATAGTCAGGAACATAATTACCAGTACCATCATTAATTGAGGGTAATTGTTGATAAAAATCAACACTAGTTTGAGCAACTCCTGTTGTTTTTGGCCTATAACCAAACATATATGCTAATTCAAATACATTATTTGTTTGTTGAGCATATTGAATAAATGTTTCTTGAAATTGGTTATCTAAATAGAAACTTAAAACATCTCCTACATAAGAAGATTGTTCCATAAACATCATACCTGGTGAGGTTGATGAAAAATCGTTATATGTTGAGGGAAAATATGTTTGAGAAAATTCTATTAATCTTGATCTAAAAGATTCAAAATCACGATTAATATATTTTATATCTCTATTAGTTTTAGCCATTTTTTAAAAATTGAAAGTTAAGTTATCATTGATGTTAGAATTAGCAATAGAATATTTTAATTGAACTACTACTGAATTTTCATCATCTCTTTTAAGTACATCTAATGAGTTAATTATAACATTTGGAAAATATGTTTCTAATTTTAAACTTACATTTTCTTTTAATCCATCTAATGAATTTTCTGAAATTTGTTGGAATATAAAAGATCTTAAACCTCCACCAAAAGTAGGATTTAATGGTATTTCTCCAGGATTAGTTAAAAAATAGTTAATTAAATTGTTTTTTATAGCTTGGGAAGTTAAATAGTTTGAAGTAAAAACAGAAGGTCCACTAAACGGTAGATTTACCCCAACTGCAAGATTTGGATTTAAATCAATCGGATTTATTAACTGTGGATTAAATGCCATTATTTACTATTTAAAAGACCCATTATTTGATCCATACCTAATTCTCCAGCTCCTAAACTTCCGTTTACAGGATCACCCATTTGTGGGGTAAAGGATTGAGCGTTTTGGGAGGTAAAACTTAAAGCTGTTTCTCCTAATACCTCAGCATATTTTGACCTAAAATCTATTGGAGGTGGTGCATAAGATGGATTAGGGGAAGTAACAGGAGTATAAGATTCTCTTACTATTTGTTTAGGGGATTTTACTGCTTCCAATAAAATATCCTTTAATTCTTCTTGAATTGCTTCCTTTACGGCTTCTTTAATTAATTTTTTAAAATCTGTGGTTTTCATATGTTTATAAATATAGGGTTAATCTGCTTTTAAATTATTTGTTTGAATATAAAATACAAGTTCATCTATTAATATCTGATCAATTGAACTAAATGAAAATTCTCCTTTTAACATTACAACACCTTGTTTATTTGTTGCAATTGCTCTTCTACGTTTTAATGAGGAATCTGTTACTTCAGTTTCAACACCCATTGTAAATCCATTTACATCTGTAACTATTGGAGATTCTTGATTAGATTCATCTGTAGTAATTGCTGTTAATTCTGCAGAAATTTGTTCTTGGTTAGCATCAGGATAACAATGTTGAACTAAATTATCTAAAACATTTAAATATTGAAGTGCTTGAGCAATTACTGATTTTAGTAAGGTTAAAGGGGAAACTAAATTATCTATTTTTCCTTGTTCACCTTTTATTTTATTTTTTAGTAAATTAATTATATCTCCTGATTTATTAATAACACCAACCGGGATACCAATACCCGGGGGGATTGAAGATGGTAAAGCTAATGAAGCTATATCTAAATCTAAAATGGTTTTTGATGTAATATCAATAAATTTTTTAATTGAGTTAATAAATTTTTCAGTAGATTGGATTACTTTAAGGAGTCTATTTAATTGTTTTACTAATCTATTTTTACGTGAAATAATTCTAGATAATTCTGCTTGAGTAGGACATGTAATTTGGTTTTGTATGTCAGAAATTTTAGGTATTCCTTTAGCTATTAATTTATTAACTTGAGTAACTCCAAATCCTGCAATTAAAGTTAATATTAAAGGAATTAAACGACTTTTAACATTAATTATAGAAGTTGTTAATTTTTTTTGAAAAAAAGATGATGGGGTTTTAATAGATTTAGTTAAACCGTTAATTTGGCTATCTGTTAATAAAGTAGAGTTTATTTTATCTTGATCTAAACTTTTTTGAATTAATTGAAGTTGAATTACTCCTAAATTAGATTTAATAGTACCGTCTCCAAAATATGGGGTAAAATTTTGAGGGGTATATCCTTTTAAACTAACAGAAATACTTATTTTTTTATCTGAGGTTGTATTGCCTTTAAGGATAAATTGTCCATTAATTTTTGAGGTGGTTTCGTTTTGGTCGTTAGTAGATATTTTGGCTCCTGAGATTGTTTTATTAGGGTTAGTAGAATCAACAATCGTTCCTTCTATTGAATAGTTTATTCTAGTAGGGGAAGATACAGGTGTTAAATTAATATTATCTGAAGAATTTTCTGGTGTCATTCTACTTTTACTTTTTTAGAGGCTAAACTATCTAGACTAGCTTCAATTGTAGCTAATGCTTGGGTAGCAGTTAAAGATACTACATTTAAAGGACCATTAGGGATAGGAATACCAGCAGGATACATTTGATCTAGTTGTAAAACATTAGTAATACTTTTTAAAATTGATGTAATTTGTTTTAAAGTAATTATTGTTTTATCTCCTAATAATACAGATTCTGTGGCACTTTTAGATCCTAAATATAAATTAGTAGTATCTAATACTGTATTATTTCCTGTTAAATTTATTTCATCCCAACAAGTTAAACCTATTGATTTTTTAGAACTTAATAATATGCTATCCTCTTTAGAATTTATTGATATTTGGCTAGCATTTAATAAAATTTGAGGAAGGATATATTGTCCAGGAAAAATTGGAGGATTAATCCATTTTTCTTTTTCTTCTTTAGATAAGTTAAATGGGATTTTTTGAGTAGAAGTTAAATAAATAGATGATAAATCATTATTTATATTTTCTGTTATAGGAATCCAACCCTCATCACTTACTTTAGAAGACTGTCCATTTCTTAAAATAGTAATAGGATCCCCGTTTGTACCAGAGTCAGACCAATTATTTTTCTTTTCACTATTAGATTTAGCTGTACTTCCAAAACGTAAACTTTGTCCATGTCTTCCTTCTAATAAAGAATCTCCCATAAAAGGCATTAATGGATGTATATTTACTTTTTCAACAAAAGTGTTTTGTGATGGATTAGAACTATTTAAATCTATTTCTGTACTACCATCTGTAACTCTTCTAACACTCCCTGAGGTAGTAGTTGGGTAGTCTCTGGTTTGTTCTTCATCATTTATTCCATCTAATACATTTGGATATGCATCGTGGTGGGGGTGATTCCAAATACCTAATGGGCTCATATAAAAATATGATTCATTTGATGATACCAAGCCCATAGATTGGTTTGGTAAAGAAATTAATAAAACTATTTCATTTATTAATGGATAAGTTTTTAATTGGGAATCATAAGGTAATGCAAAATTTGGGTATGATTTAGTACCAGATTTATTTACAATTTCATAAAATATAGCTCCTATTCCATTCCATTGGCCTACAAGTTCATAGTATTTATGGTTTTCATCTAAGACAATATCTATTACCCTAGCCGCAACTACTTTTCCTTGAGCATTTGAAATTTTATTTTCAAGATTATTGTTTTGTTTAGAAGAACCAGCTCCGCTAGTTGAACCTACTAAACCAAATTTCATCCCCATTAGTCCTTAGGATTAAATTTTTTAACTTCAGATAATAATTGTGCTTTTTCATCATCAGTCATACCAAAAGATTCTTCCTCTGATTTTCCAGAAGATAAAGCACGTTGAGCTATGTTGACCATTTTAATTAGTTGCTCATCATTTTTAATACCTAATTCCATATATTCTTTAATTAATGGAACAATTAATGTAGCATCACCAATATCGTTAATTAATGGTTTTAATTCACCAATAAGTGCAGAAATTTGAGCTTCTTTTTTCTTTTGGTTATCGTAAATTTCTTTTAAGAGATCAGAAAATTTTTTCTTACCCCAAATGTTAGATTCTAAATTATTCATATGAATATTTTTGGGTATAAATATGGAAAAATACTAAAGTTTAAAATTTGTATATCCTTGTTCTAAATAAAACAAATAATTTTTCTTAAATATTCCGTATAAAGATGTTGCTATTTTAGTAATTTTTGGAGTTTTAGCATCTGGGACCATCTCATGTATATAGATGTAAAGTGCTTTTTTATTAAAGATGTCAATTCCCTCTCGTTTACGAAACAGCTCTAAAATTGCATCTGCAATCTTAGCATCATAAGGTTTAGGGAAGGTTTTATATATGTTTAAACTAACAAATTCAACGTATTCATCCATAAAATTAGATAAACGATCATTTGAAGATGATTGATCTAATGTATATGAATGAGTATCGTCTTTTTCTAATTCATCCGTAGAAACTTTTTTAACTTTACTTTTGTAGTTTTTATCGTTGTACAAAATACACCAACGTTTAACAATAGTGCCAAAGTAAGAATATGCTTTAGCCCCTTTTCTTGGATCAAACAAATGAATTTTTGAAAGTAAGAATACAATGATTTCATGTTGTAAATGTTCTAGATTATCTACCTCAGTATGATAGAATTTAAATGTATGAATAATATTTTGAGTAAGTTTAAAAAACGCATAGTGTATTTTTTCTTCATATATACTACTCCGGATTACTGAATCAGAGGTATTATTGTATAATACAATAGCGTCTTCTGTCTCTTGAGTAAAGTAATTTTTGCTTACTTTCTTTTTTGGAGACACTTTAGTTTGATTTTCTGAGATTAAATTCATTGAGGATTTCCTGTACTTTAAGTATTGATTGAAATATAACCCCAACTTCATCGTCTTTTTCAAAAACTCCACCACGGTCTAACTCTTTTAATTTCTTACCAGAGATTTCAATGGTTCGAGATAAATTATCTAAATACGTTAGATAACCCGCAAGTATGTCTTCTTGCTTTTCATTTTTTTTAAGTAAATTAAAAGTAGTAAATCCTAGAATTACTACTAATGTTGCTAAAATGCATAATATAACTATCATAAGCTGTTAAATATATTTTTTAAACCTTCACTTTTAAATGAACCTAAAGCTTTGGTTTTGGTTGATAATTTTTTAGACATGTTTGGTTTATTCCCCAATGTAAAATTAGTATTTTGCTTATCCCCGGACTTTTTACCTTCTTTTAATTTAGGTAACCATTCACGTTCAAATTCAATACGTGCTGCCATTAAATCCGCCTGATGTAGGATAAAAGGTAATGAAGTTCTTGGTTTTTGTTCTGGCATGTAAGACATTAAATATTTCTCATTTGCTTTATCATATAAGCCATCATGTGTCTGAATGGCAATCATCTCGTTAAATGTATAAGATATACCATGTGATTGAAGTAGAAATAAACCTCTATCTGGAACTGAAGCAAATGGAACTTTAGTATTGAACATATAATCCTCTCCTAATTTTTCACGTCTCCAATTATCTGTCTGGGGTATATAAGAATCTTCATCTTCACTTCCCATTTTACCTAAATCATGATTCAGTGCTGAAAATACTAATTCTTCAGTTGTAAAAGTAGACATGTCACACCCTTCTTCTTTCCATAATGTAGCCTGTTTAATAGCACATCGAATAACGCGTAAAACATGTTCTACATATCCTCCGGGGAAAGCGTTATGGTATTCTTTTTTATGCGCAGCAGGCATTAACATTAAACGTTCTGAATATTGATCATAAAATGATAAAATATTTTCTTTACGTGGTTCGGAAATATATTTTTCAATATAATCCATTAATTCATTCCAATTTTCTTGGATCTGTTCTGGGGTTAGATTCATAACTTTTATTTAATTTATTAATTTTCTCTTTCAACAATTGATTGAGCGTCTTCTCTCAATTCTAATACTTCTTGTAATACTAATTTTGCTTTTTCAAGATCTCTTTCGTTCAAAGCATTTCTTAAAACTTTTAACCGGTTTTCAATAGACTCCATCCGTCTCAATAATAATTCTTTATTTTTCATTTTATTTTATTTGATTATTTAATTTTTATCTATATATTTTAACCATTTTAAAATCAAAATATGATTAAAGGTAATAACTTTCTTTTACTTAGCCAAGCATTTTTCAATAAAATCTTGTATTTTTTTAAGAAAAGCACATTTTTCATACTCTTCGGTACTTTCAAAGTAATTAATAGACAATTTTACCGCAACAAGAAACTCATCATTTGCATAATTACTTAAAGCAAGTTTCCATTCTTTATTTCTAACTTTACAACTTTGAATCCAATAATATGCCCTTGTGTACATCATATATTCTCCAGCGTCATCAACACCTTTCATATCTAATTCAGGATCAGATTTAGAAAAGAATTTCAAAACTTGCTTTTTAAATACAGTACCATTCATGATTAATTTTTTAAACATACCAAGTTTAAAATGAGGAGAATCCTTATATTCACTTATATCTTCTAAAATCTTTCCAGTTTCTTTATCTGTTCCATCATCAGGAAACCCAAACATAGCAAATATTCCATTAATTGACATACTTATATGTATATATTATTTTAAAATTAAATCCACGTGTTAATATGTTGATTAATCATAAATAAATATTAGAGATATTTTTTTCCTATTTTTTCAATAATACTTTTAGCTTCCTCTAGGGTAACTCGAAAAAATTCTTTTTGGGTATTAACCATTTGCTTTTTAAAATACTTGTGAACTTCTTTTTCTATGCGCTCTCCTTTATAACACTTATAAGCCCACTCAACTTCAAATCCCAAAGGCACACCCGTCCCACGTGAAATTTGATGTGCTCTCTCAAGTGGGGATTTTGAGGTATACCCTATTTTAACCATATTAGGAATTGCGGGGTTAGATAAGACATAAACCCATTCATCACCCTCGCGTCCAACGAATAGACCTCGTTTTTTACACGTGTAATACGTTAATTCGTCCCAACCATCACTTGATGTTTTAATAGTAAAATATGCAGGGGGGTTATTTGAGTAATCTTCCGAACAAGGAATAAATTCTTTAGCTTCTTCTTCAGTTAAACGTTCCATAACTTAAAATCTAGCTCCGGAACCTTTATACCATGGTAAGCCTTCTCTGCTTTGTAACATTTCTTTCCACTTCTCCTCCGTATATTTGATTCCATTTATATAATATTCCCTTCTCCTGTTATTACCCTCGGGTATTAAAGCGGGTCCTTCCCAATTGTGTAATTTACCATCAAACGTGTACATTATAGTGCCATCTGCGGTTGTTAACTTTTTTGAGGGTTTATATGATTTATTTTCCATCGGTATATGATTTTAATGATTGTTTAATGTCTGAGATCTCTAGGGAATGGATTATGGCTGTTAATCCGGTTCCAAATCCAATTAGCACTGAGCCAAATATCATTAATGAATTCATTCCCGTGTTGAAACCAATGATGAGTAATACTTGGGAAAATGCCATTACACTATTTAGAATAAGTGGAATTCTGTGGCTTTTAATTTCTTGATTTAGTGATTTAATTTTTTCTTCTTTCATGACCTTTATTTTTAATTATTAATTTTTATACAATTAATATACGAATAAAGGATTAGGGAGCCAAAGATTTATTTACAAGCACTAATCCTATTAACTGAGCTTTAATTAGGGATTATTTACTCAATTGAAAGAGAATATCCTCCGGTGCCTCTTAAACGATAAGTAGTACCTAAAACAGGGGGAGAAAATGGATCAAAGTCAAATGAGCTTTGTCCTGGTGGAACAACTACACTAGCTATATATGATGAAGTAACTAGTCCCCAAGGATTCATAGAAGATGGGTTAGATGGGTCCTGATAGGGATGGGCGTCATTTGCATAAGTTCCAATAAAGTTTTTAGGGGAACTAGCTTCATAAAAACCAGTAGAGGCAGGAATGGTTTCCATAGTAAAATATGAGGAACCACTTGGGTTAGTAAAATTAAATCTAGTATATCCAACAAGATTCTCACCAATTGATCCTGATCCGTATAGCTGGGTGTATGTGTAAGATGCCATTTATTTTATTATAAATATGCTATTCTTTTTCTTTAGTAGATTGAAAAATATATTTAAACATTTCAATTATAGACATTCCTCCACAAAGTAGGATTCCAATATAACCTAAGGTAAGATAAAATGGTATTTTAATTATTCTGTATATCATGGTATTCGTTTAATATACATATATATCCTGTTATAGACACGCATTTTTTTTAAAAAGAAGGATTTGGGATTTTTGGATTTTTACATTTTTTACCACTTTTAAAATTTGGGATACATTGTGGGGGCACCTTATTTTAATATATAAGGATATACAATGTCGATGGGTGAAAAGGTGTAGTCGATGAGTGAGGCCATATAATTCGCGGACCACCACACCCCGCGCCATATTGACGGCGGCGCGCGTGGGGCGGTACTACCATATTACGCCCATATATATACCGCCATACGCCGTACCGCCCGCCACCCTTATACCAGGGTCTCGGGTCTCGGGTCTTACAGGGTCACAGGGATCCCGGGTCACGGGTCACCATGGGTCACAGGGTCACCATGGTCACGGGTCTTATCGGGTCACAGGGTCACTGGGTTATCGGGTCTATTACCCGCGTTTTCTCCATGGTCAGGGTCTCCATGGTCACTATGGTCTTGGGTCACGGGTCACCATGGGTTACCATCACCCGAATCACAGGGTCACAGGGTTACCCGGGTCACAGGGTCATAGGGTCACTATCACCATGGTCTCGGGTCACAGGGTCACCATGAGTCACAGGGTCAATCTGGTTGTCACAGGGTCATAGGGTCACTATCACCATGGTCTCGGGTCACAGGGTCACCATGAGTCACAGGGTCAATCTGGTTACCCGGGTCACAGGGTTACCCTTACCCGAGCCATAGGGTCACCCGAATCACAGGGTCACAGGGTCACCCGGGTCTCGGGTCACGGGTCACAGGGTCACCATGGTCACAGGGTCACCCATCACCCGGGAGATCGAATCTCCCATCACCCGGGTTACAGGGTTACCATCACCATGGTTTCGGGTCACATACAACCCTGGTCTTACCATGGTGGGGTGTTGCGTTTGGATCCTACCAGCACACCATCTTTAAAATAGTAGAAGGTTAACACCATATCATCTCCCATAACTGAGATATCACCATCATCCAAGTTGCCGTCTATATTATAGATCCGGTCTCTGTTCTGCTTTATAAATTCTTCCATGCTCATAGTACTAAGTTACTTTCATTCTCAATTGCTTTTAACATAACGTATCTCAATGTTGAAACCTCCATAGTTGTAAGCTTGGATGAATCAATCCCCATTGCTGTTAAAAATTTATCTACAGCATCAAATTGAGCTATCATCTTTACTTCATTTACTTTTTCTAATTTTATCATATGTCTTATCTTATTTATACCACAATATACGAATCAGATCTTAATAATTATATTCCCGTTTTAACCGTTAATACATCATCCATCATATCAATCAATTTGCCTAAGTGACCTTTACTTGCCAATTGATCCAAATTATACTCCTCAGCCTCCCAATATGTTCCACAACACTCCCCACCACATGGATATTCTACCAATGTACCTAAATTAACCAGACCATCCTCAAAATCAATACCTCGAATATAAATCCCATCACTGATCTCCTCACCCCATAATTCATCCACAAAATCAATATCCTTGATCTTACCAAACCCCTCAAAGCCAATATATGCCAATCCAAATTCTAAAGCTGTCATATCTTATTTTTTACTTATTATACCAATGTTTACCTTATCAATTGTGTACTGGTTCAACTCACACATCTCATCAAATGAGATTAAACCACTATTGAATGCTTTGATCAAATCTTTTAAATGTTGACCGTAACTACTTTGAATTCTAAATTTCATATCTTATCATTTTTATTTATACCACAATATACGAACCTAAAATATGATCTCTATGTCCATTAATTAAACTAGTAATTAATGTAATGTAGTCAGGGCCGGACTCGAACCGGAGTAGCAACCTATGTTTCACGGACTCGGAACCTTTCCTCATTACGCCCACCTGACTATATTGCTTGTCTTTCCAAGCTGTCAACCTAATTTATTATTTAATGACGTAAAGGGGTATCAAATCGTCTGGGTAGTCAGGACAGGATTCGAACCTGTATGATAACTTATGAGCAGGTCTTTCACCGGGTTTCTCGAGGTTACTCTGCGTTATCTTTACTTTTAACCTTTATTCATAGCGTCTACCATTCCGCCACCTGACTATATTTATTTT